CTAATGAGCTTAAGAAAACAGAAGCGGATTTCGGGCCAATCAAATATATTGCCGCCTTACTCTACAATCAAACGGTTGATGTTGACCTCATTGACAAGGCGGTAAGGGTTGTAATTCTATTGATTATTGTGGTGTTTGATCCGTTGGCTATTCTATTGTTGATTGCTGCCAATATGTCAATGAGAAAACCCGAATCACTAAAACCGGTTGTCAAAGAAACAAAAATGGAAGATATAGACATTCCAGTTTTCGTTCCTAAAGACGATTCAATACATGTTGATAAAGATAATGTAACAAATATTGTTATAGATGAAGCTACAGGTGAAAGTATTCCACCAATTGGTGTGAATAAAAAACTCAAACCTAAGTATGATTACAGTGAACCATTTTCGTTTAAGGAAAACAAATGAGTATATTAGATAAAATTAAAAAGAATAGTAGTATCAAAGAATCTGCTATTCTATCAAAATCAAAATTCTTTACAAACAAAGATATGATTCCAACAGCAGTGCCAATTATTAATGTGGCACTTTCTGGTAAATTGGACGGAGGTCTAACACCAGGTCTTACTATGTGGGCAGGTCCATCCAAACACTTTAAGACAGCATTTTCATTATTGATGGCCAAATCTTATATGGACAAATATGAAGACGCAGCCCTTTTATTTTATGATTCTGAGTTTGGTACACCACAATCTTATTTTGATAGTTTTGGTATTGATACTAATCGTGTTTTACATACTCCCCTTACTGATATTGAACAACTTAAATTTGATATAATGGCACAGTTAGCAGACTTAAATCGTGGTGATAAATTAATTATTGTCATTGATTCAATCGGTAACTTGGCATCAAAGAAAGAAGTTGATGATGCACTTGAAGGTAAATCGGTGGCTGATATGTCCCGTGCCAAACAAGTTAAAAGTTTGTTTCGTATGGTAACACCACACCTGAACATCAAAGATATTCCAATGATTGTGGTCAATCACACATACAAAGAGATTGGTATGTTCCCAAAAGACATTGTTGGTGGTGGTACAGGTTCTTACTACTCTGCTGATAATATCTTTATCATTGGCCGCCAGCAAGAAAAAGAAGGCACGGAAGTCATCGGTTACAATTTTATTATTAATGTGGAAAAGAGTAGATATGTTAAAGAAAAATCTAAGATACCTGTCAGCGTATCTTTTGATGGTGGTATTAGCAAGTGGTCTGGCCTACTTGACTTGGCACTTGAATCCAAACATGTGGTTAAACCATCAAACGGATGGTACAGTAAAGTAGATGTAGATGGTGTAATTGAAGATAAAAAATACCGAATCAAAGATACTGACACCAAAGAATTTTGGATGCCTATTTTGAATCAAAAATCATTCCGTGATTTTATTGAGGACAAATATCGTGTGGCATCTGGTAATATCATGCAAGGTGATATTGATGAAACATTTGATGTTGAAACTATGAATGGAACATAAGCATGATTGATTGTATGATTTTAGGTGATAGTATTGCTGTAGGTGTTCATCAATTTAAACCAGAATGTGTGTCTTATGCAAAAGGTGGATGGAACTCTTGGCAATGGAACAAAACTTATTTGAACCGAGATTTAACAGCATCAAATGTAATTATTAGTTTGGGAAGTAATGACCACAAAAATGTTCGCACATTATGGGAATTACAAAAACTTAGAGAAAAAATAAAAGCGGATAGGGTGTATTGGATATTACCGGCTATTAAACCTGATATTCAAGAAATGGTTAAACTTGTGGCAAAAGATTACAATGATACTGTATTACCAATAACCAGATTACAAGCAGACGGTATTCATCCTAGTTGGGAAGGATATAAAAAATTAGCAAAGGACACCAAATGATTGAAGGAATTGATTACTGCTACATCTATCCCAAGAATGATAAAACCTCCGTGCATATTAAATTCTTGGAAGGTCCTTATAAAGATACCATATTCAAATATGGTAAGGTAAAGTTTAAGGAAGAAAATGAGCAGGTCTATTTACTTTTTGCTTATGATGTGTTAGAATCACCAATCAAGAAGCCAGCTAAACTGGAAAAAGACGACACATTTAAGAATTATATCGGTGACTTATTGGTAGAAATAATGACATCTAACATTGAACAGGAAGTAATTGATGAAGCTGGAACAGACGATACTAAAGAACCTAATCTATAATGATGATTATCTACGGAAAGTATTACCATTCTTAAAGACAGATTATTTTACAGATAGAACTGACAGGACACTTTTTGATGAAATTACATCATTCACAGAATCTTACAATTCTCCGCCAACGATTGAAGCACTTGTATTGGCCGTCAAAGAAAGGCGAAATCTCACAGATGATGAAGTGGAGAAGTGCGAAACTTATCTACAAGAGATTGAGAAAACTAAAGGTGAAGAATCCAAGGTTCAATGGCTTGTTGACAAAACCGAACAATTCTGCCAAGAAAAGGCCATATACAACGCTGTATTGGGGTCTATTTCTATACTCGACGGAAAAGACAAGACCAATGACAAAGGTTCGATTCCCAAAATATTATCGGACGCCTTAGCGGTAACGTTTGATACATCCGTTGGTCATGATTACCTTGAAAACTCCGATGAACGATATGAATTCTATCATAGAAAAGAAGAAAGAATTCCTTTCGACCTTGATATCTTTAATCTGATAACCAAAGGTGGTTTACCTAAGAAAACACTGAACATTGCTTTGGCAGGAACTGGTGTTGGTAAATCATTGTTCATGTGTCACGTTGCGGCTGGTGCCATGGTAATAGGCAAGAATGTTCTGTACATCACCATGGAAATGGCCGAAGAAAAGATTGCTGAACGTATTGATGCCAATATGTTGAATGTCACCATTGACGACCTTATGAATTTACCGAAAGATATGTATGATAAAAAGATTTCTAAACTCCGTGAAAAGACTGTTGGCAAACTTATCATTAAAGAATATCCAACAGCGTCTGCAAGCACCATACATTTTCGTTCCTTACTCAACGAGCTCAATCTTAAAAAGTCTTTTGTGCCTGATATCATTTTTATTGATTATCTTAATATTTGTTGTAGTTCTAGGATTAAAGCAGGAGCCAATATCAACTCATATACCTACGTTAAATCCATCGCCGAGGAGTTGCGAGGTCTTGCCGTTGAGTTCGGAGTACCTATTGTTTCTGCGACACAAACAACTAGAAGTGGATTTACTTCTTCCGATCCCGGACTTGAGGACACAAGTGAGTCTTTTGGTTTGCCGGCAACCGCAGATATGATGTTTGCTTTGATTTCTTCCGAAGAACTGGAAGAGATGGGCCAGATTATGGTAAAGCAATTGAAGAATCGTTATGCTGATCCAACATTTCATAAGAGATTTACTTTGGGTATTGACCGTGCAAAGATGAGACTGTATGATGTTGAACAATCAGCACAAGATGGTTTGGCTGATGCAGGTCATACAGATAAACCATTGAATACATTTGGTAACAGAGAAAAACCACAAAAGAAATCATTTGATGGATTTAAAGTATGATGATAACGAAAGAGAATGCACTACATTGTGCTAAGGTGTTTGAAGATTATTTTGGTAACTTCAATCGTGTTGATGAGTACATGCGTGACCAGAAATTAAATTCTTTGGGTGGACTATCGACAAACCCTTTGTTTCCCATAGAAGATGATTTGTTCTCAGATTTTACAATGCATCCAAAAGATATGGATTTTGAAGTGTTAGAAATACCACAAGAGAAGTGGGAGAATCTATTGAACATTACCAGTTCACATATCAACATTTCACCAGTTGGTCGTCAAATAAGATTGGCTGTCTTGGAGAAAAACACAGGAAAGATTGTAGGATTCATTAGACTAGGTTCACCTGTAATCAACATGAAACCTCGCAATGAACTTCTTGGTCAAGTGTTCACACAGAAACCGGAATGGTCCAAACGATTCAATGGTTCTGCCATGATGGGTTTTGTTATCGTACCTGCACAACCATTTGGTTATAACTATCTTGGTGGTAAACTGTTGGCCGCAATATGTACATCACATGAAGTTAGAGAAATACTTAATAAAAAATATGGTATGAATCTATGTCTCTTTGAGACTACCAGTTTGTATGGAAGTTCCAAGACTGTTTCACAATATGATGGTATGAAACCATACATTCGTTATAAGGGATTGACAGATTCTGATTTTATACCGATGATGCATGGAAAAGCCTACGATGACTTACGTGCATATGTGGAAGATATCGTTGGTGATATTGTTGATGATGACGCATCAAGTAAGAAATTAAAAACAACGATGAAGATTATTTCACTTACTAAAGCTGCTCTTAAAGGTAGTACTGAAGGGGATACATTCATAGCAACGATCCTCAAAGCAAAAGGGTTGACAGAACAAAAAAGATATTACATCAGTGACTATGGCTTCAAGAACATGGTTGATTATGTAAATTGTAAGACGGACGTGCTTATTCCTGGTGAAAACTATGAAAAACACAATCTGGTAAACTTGATTGAATGGTGGAGAAACAAGGCCGTAAATAGATTCGAAACCCTAAAGACAGAAAATCGTTTAAGAACTGAACTTGAAGTTTGGACTTCTGGAAAGGACATCCAAATCATTAGATAAATACTTTTATTTGGGGATAAAAAATGGCTTCCAATTTAGCTCCTTCGGAACTTTATAAACAAGGTAGAGAAGATAGAATAGTTATTTTTCTAAACAAGTATGAAAAGCGGGAAGAATTTGAATTGATTACTTCACTCAACGGCAAAAAGAAAGTTATTTTGATTTTTGATAAAGAAATCTATAAAAGGTTAAAAAACAAAATAAATCCAGGCGGAATTGAATTCCAAACCAATTTAGGAAAATCAGTTAAGTTATCTGCATTAGCTAAGACTTCCGAATTCGGTGGCATGGCTGATAAAAAATTTAGTACTACACACATTGAAGAAAAGGAAATTATTTCAATACGTCAACAGTTAATAGAAATTAAAAAGAAAACCAAAAAATCAACTGTTCCCATAAAAGTCAAAAGTACAATCTATGATGTTTATGATATATTAAAAACTACAGGAACACCAAAATCTGATTTTCATTTTTTAAATATAAAAGGTGAAGAAATTGTTTGGATGTCACATAAAGATGGAAGTAAAGCAACAGATTTCCAACAATGGGGCGGTATATCAAAAAATGTACCTAATACACACAATCATAAAGAAACAAAAGAATTTTTAAAAGAACTTAAAGATAATTTTAAAACAGGATTACCACCAGCTTCAAATGTTGTTAAAACCATAAAAGATAATGCGTTAAAAAATAAATCAGTTTATGGTGATAATTTCAAACAAGGCGGTAGACAATATAATAAAGATAATGTACAGTTAGTTTTACAAGGTCCAGTTAAAATTATTAAAAAAAGTTCTTATTATGAAATTGATGCTAACCACACTCATACAAATGGAGAAATTCTAAAAGGTGAGTATGAACCAACGTTTACAGCTCAATATAGAAGTGATAGGAATGATCCTATACCACATTCTAGGTCATCAATTTGGCCAAAAGTGGTGGAGAAAAGAAAGAATACAATATTTTTAAATACTAAGAAGAAATAATGGCACTAACAGATTTTGATAAAATATTAAAACAGTATGAAGATACCGAAAATGATTTTGGTTTCTCTGCTATCTCTGAACAAGAATACAATTCCTCTATTAAAGAGAGTGTGCAGACCGTTGAGAACTACAAGGTCAATTTGTCGGAAACAGAAAGACGATTGGCTGAACTTGAGAAGATGATTATACCTTTCCTAAAGAAACTACATAGTACAGGTGATAAAGAATACATCTATTGGCCTAATCGCAAACCAGCAATTGAAAAACAAATTGAGGCAATATTAAAATTAACTAGAGGATGATACATTATGAAACCGTTAGTGACAGTGATTACACCTACCACAGGTGCACCGTGTGTACGCCAAGCGTTAGACTCGGTTAAAAACCAAACCTATGATAACATACAACACTTAGTTGTTGTTGATGGCCAACCAAAAGGTCGTGTGATAGCCAAAGAGTATCCACATATTAACCTAGTTGACCTTCCATACGCAACAGGAAAAGACCAATACAACGGACATAGAATATATGGTGCAATGACCTATATTGCAAACGGTGAGTTCCTATGTTTCTTGGATGAAGATAATTGGTACGAACCAAATCATATTGAAACCTTGGTTGATGTTATATCAAAGGGAAATAAATGGGCATACTCACTACGTAAAATCGTCAGCCAAGAAGGCGAATATATATGTAACGATGATTGTGAATCACTAGGTAAATGGACCTCTGTGATTAATGATAAATTCATTGATGTGAATTGTTTTATGATACCTAAGGCCGCAGCATTAGGTTTCTCACCTTACTGGTACCGCAGAGCAAGACACCCACAAGAACAGCCGGAAGTTGATAGAATATTGTCACCGTTTATGATGCAAAATTTACCAGAATTTGACACGAATGGCCAATATACAATAAACTATAGAGTTGCAAGTAGAGGAGATTCTGTTCAGGCGGAATTCTTTTTGAAAGGAAATGAAATGATGAATAAACAATATAATGGAGATTTACCATGGCGAAAAAAGACCTGATTATAGGTGCATTTAAAAACTATAACTACGAACAAGTTAAACCTTGGATTGAATCTATCAATCAAACAACCTTCAAGGGTGACAAGGTACTGATTGCAATTGATGCATCACAAGAAACACTTAACAAGATTACACAGGCCGGTTTTACTGCTATAGCTGCAAAATCCATGTCTGGTGCAATGTTTCATATGGAACGATTCATGCACATCTATGATTTCCTAAAGAAACATAAGGATGAATATCGTTACGTTGTTAGTACAGATGTGCGTGATGTGATTTTTCAACTTGATCCTATGCATCATTTGGAATATATACTCACAAGAAATTCTGGTTACGATTTAATTGGAGTATCAGAATGTATTAAAATTAAAGATGAACATTGGAATCGTGATAACATATTAAAATGTTTTGGCCAATATTTTTATGAAGAAATTAAAGACCATGAAGTATTGAATGTTGGTACTTTAGCCGGTAAATCTGAAATTGTTGGTGACTTATGTGGAATGTTATATCAATTATCAATGAACAGAGCAGATTGGGTTGCCGACCAAGCAGCATACAATATGTTGATGAGTTGGTATCCTTATCTTGGTATAACTTATATCAGTGGTTTGAATGATGGTTTCTGTTGCAATCTACACGTTACAAACAAACCAGATGAGAAGGAACATTTTGCACCATTCATCACAGAGAAACATCCAATCTTTCGGGATGGATTAATGTTAACTGGTGATGACCAACCTTATTATATTGTACACCAATATGATAGGGATCCAGTATTGAAGAAATTTTACCATGATAAGTATGGTGTTGAGGAATTAATTACTTTTAGGACAACATGATGAATAACATTACTATTGTTACAGCTTTTTACGATATCGGCCGTGGAGATTGGACACCTGACAAAGGTCTGCCAGCATATCTACAGAGAACCACCGAAACATATATTGAACGTTTTTCACATATGGCTCAAATGGAAAACGAAATGGTTGTTTTCTCTACACCAGATATAATTGAAAAACTACAACCATTGCGTGGTGATAGGCCAACAAAATTCATTTCGCTTGATATTTTTGAAAAGTATGACAAGTTGATTGAGGAGATTGGCAACATTCAAAGTAGTGAGAACTTTCAAAAGATGATTCATCCATCTCAA